GCCGCTATCATGGTATCAATAATAACGCCATTAACAGTCATACCCATAGCTTGTAGCCAACCTAAATCGTACTGAGCATTATGAAATATTTTTTTATTAGGTAATGCACAAACACTCTTAATATATTTAAGAACTTGTTCAGGAACCATGTTACCACCACCAAAATGATTGAATGGATAATAACCCTGCCATCCATCTACGGCTACTGCAAAACCAATTACTTCTCCGTTATTAGTTGCCCAACCAGCACCTAGTCCTTTAGTAATTCCCTCGTCTCTTGTTTCTAAGTCAATTGCAATTTCTGGGTATGAAGATAAATCTTTATATTCACTTGGACACGACCAAATGCTTTTCTTAAACGTCATTGATAGTTGTAGGCTAGTCATTGTAGTCCCTTTCTATAATCATTTCGATATATTGTATTGCTTTAAGCAAATCTTGTTTCTTTCCTTTATCTTGGTGCCGACATATATACTTTATTATATTACCCTCTGCAAACAATATTTTGTTTTTATTAATGAACTGAGATGGTTGTATGGCATACTTTTTATAATGTGCCCCACCAACTTGTTTAAAAAATGCTTTATTACTCATTTCTTCTCCTGTAAGTAGACTAAATAATCTTTACCAACAGGATAGTTGTATTGGTTATCACTTGAAAGCAAATGTAATGTCTTCTTTGCTCTAGTGAACCCTGTGTAATAAACTTTTAGTTCGTCTATTTTGTCTTGTTTATTCTTTCTATTAAAATCAGAGGCGTAATCGTTTTTAGCTGATACAATTACATGATCAGCTTCTCCACCTTTAACAGAATGAATAGTATCTATAATGATTTGGGGTCGTTTGTCTAATTGTTCTTGCCCATATCGCTTCAATAATCTTATAAAGTAAATCTTTTGTTTAGAACTAAAGTTTCTTCTTAATACCCACCACCATTCTTTTGTTTGGCTTTCATCATCTAATGATAAACCACACCATTCTTTTAATTGTTTGAAATCATATGTAGTAAAATCTGGCTGATCTATCCAAAACTTTTCATCTCTATAATTAGAGTTATCAATCTCTCTTATAAATTTATACATGTTTTCTGCATTCTTTTTATCAATAGATTTACCTTTTGATATTGTAGTCCAAGCTTTAATTGCATTCCATTGTTTTTGATCAAATGATTTAGTTTCTTTACTGTCTTCAAAGTATAATCCTGCAGCTTTAGCACCCATTCTTAATTCATTAACGACTTTAGTAACTCTACCTAAAATATACCAAGTACCTTGTAGTTCATTAAAGGGTATCTCCATAAAACTCATATAGCGTTTTACATAACCGTGTTCTTTATTAATTGTTTCAAAGTCTTTCTCTACGCTATCTAATATTCCTCTACGAACTATTTGAGAGAAATCATATATAGCTTGATTAAATCTTCTTGTTTTATGTAATACGACTTTTCGGCCTGGAAAATATGTAGTAAAATACTTTGGGTCTGATCCATTCCATTTATATATAGCTTGGTCATCATCTCCTGCTAGATAAACACGTTTAACATTATCTACAATCTTATAAATAACTGACCACTGTAATGGTGTAAAATCTTGAGCTTCATCTAAAATTAAAATATCTAATGGTGGGAAAGCTATTTCATTGATAGCTCGTTCAATCATATCTGTAAAATCAATTAAAGGTCTTTCTCTTCCATTAAGTTTATAATGCTCATACGTAGATATCTTTCTTTGAAACACATCTATGTTATCTCTCTTATAAGATTCCATTTTATAAACAGATACTGGATCTTTCATCATGTTTCTTGATTTATCATATATACCTAATGACCAATCTTTATAAACAAAGTTATCATCTTCTAATCTACTATCGGAATACTTTATAAACTTTTCTTCTAGTGCAAAATCAATTAAACAATTTTTAATATCAAATATTTCTTCTTCAAAATAGTTTCTGCAATATTTGTGCAATGTTTTAAATCTAGAAAAATCCTTTTCTGTATATTCTGGAAATGTAGCAAGAGTTCTATCTTTTGCGGTATCCACTGCTTTATTTGTAAAAGATATAAAAGCAATATTATTAGGATTAACTCCTCTTTTAATATGTCCCTTTAATACTTTTTCAATTAAAGTATATGTCTTTCCAGTTCCAGGCGGCCCAAATATCTTAACTGTCTTTTTGTATATTTGTTTTAACTTCTGGATTTCTAAATTTTCCTGTGTGGTAGTCATCGTCCATTTCACTTACATTGTTAATTTTTCCGTTGCTTTTCTTTATTGATTGGTGATTAATAAACTTTGGCATAAGAGTATTCCAAACATTCTTAACACCCTTATGATATTCTAGCCTAGTACAATTTAATAAACGTAATGCATCTACTGTAGAATTAAATACTTTACTCTTCTTATCTTTAAGCCACTTGTCTATTGTTGCTCTAGTAAAATAACAAATGTTTGTTTTAGAATCTAATACGATATAACCGTCTTTTAATTTATCAAAATCATCTTGTTCTATTTTATCTTCAAAGAAATCTTTTAATGTTTGATATCTTTCATCTTCAACAATATCATTATAATTAAAATGTTCATTCTCTACAAATCTTTTCATTAATGCTGATAACATTACTTCATATGGATTTGGATTAGCTTTAGACTTAGGTAATGTTTTCCAAAATATTCCATGTCTCATTAATTTTAATCTCCAAGCTTTTTCATCAATCATATTTTCTGGTTGCATTACAATATGTTGTTTATCATAATCAAATTCATAGTAAGTTGTTTTTAAATCAAACGACTTCATAGGGTTTTTAAATTCATCTATGATCTGAGGTATTTCAGCTTGTATACCTAATGATCTAGTCATACATAGTTCTTTATTACATATAGGAGCTAGTTCTGGATGTTTACTTGGACATAAATAAAAGTATCCACCTTTTTTAACAGACTTTGCTGTATTCTCTACTTCTCTATCTTCTAATGGTATAGTAAATATTTCTCTATTTCTATTCTTACCTATTCTAACTAAATCTTCTAAAGTTATTAAAGGATTCTTTTTAGTCTCAAGTGTAAGTACGTTGAATAAAAAATTGTTTCTATTATTACCACTCCATTTCTCTTGTATTAATTTTTGTACACAAGGAGGATAGTTAGACCACTGTGCTTCTGGTTCATAGGTTGGAGTTTCAAAATTATTTAATTCCTGAATATTCATTTTCTTTTTATTTGCTAAAGCAATAAAAGATTGAAGATTAATCCCCATACCATTTTCTGCTATGGCATATTCAGATGTTAACTCAGCATTGGTATATGGCATACCAACAGCTTTGTTCATAGGGAACACTTCATTGGATAAAAAATATAAAGTATTCCATTTGTTTAATACTTTTTTAATATCATCAATGTTAGCCCAATCTTTTAAGAATAAAAATAAGTGTAAACCACCAGATTTAGATAATACTGGAATTAAAGGTAATTTTGAATTTGTAATTATATCTACATATTTCTTTGATGAATAATCTTGATAGTTTTTTGGATCAATATCTATACATCCCCAGATAGCTTTATCCTCCCTTTCTGGTTTAAGACCAATAACAATTTTACCATCAACATGATCTTTCCATATCTCCTCTGTTAGTGGCTTATGAATGGTTAAGTAATCTGCTTTTCTCTTACCCCTTTCATCCTTACCACCCGTTAGAGTGGCTTGGATGTATTGGGTATTGTTTCCAGCAAATAGTTCCGCTAGTTGCTTATACATAAATTAAAACGGAACTGATTCTGTATTACTTTTAGGTTGTTGTGTTTCCTCTTTACCGAAATCAACTTTACCAAAGATATCTGACTTAATAGCACTTTCATAAAATGCTTTAGTCATTTCTAATAGCTTGGCATACTGAGGATCGTTTAGGTATTTATTAAATTCAATTACCCAACCGAACCAATTGTTTCCAGAATTAGATTCTTTAGTTGTTATTAATTTGTAAGCTGTTGCCCAAGACGGAGGACAAAAGAAACCCTTAGACCCTTGTAGTCTTCTACTTTGCATCATAGAATTCCAAGTCTTAGATTTTTTCTTTTGAGTAGACTTCATAGCAATCAAAGCTGTTTCAATTGGATTGTAATCTTTATCCAATATGTAAACAAAGTGATTACCAGTATCTTCAATATAATTACCATTTGGTAATCTATCTTTATTGTCTTCTCCTCTTTTTGTGTCTCTCATAATAGCAGGATCTAAATGAATACCTACTGGACGACCTTTACTGTCTCCTCTATCTTTCCATTCATTAAATGTATTAATGTATAGACAAGGAACTACAATAATTCCGTCTTTACCTTTATACAAATTTCCTGTTGTTTCATTATAGATATCACCTTGCTTTGCATTGGCGTTATACTTTCCACTACCCTCATCTAATACTTCTGAACTTGCATATAGTATTTTTAAGATTGGTAGTTTCGTGTCACGTGCTGTGACATACTCTGAACCCTGCCCAGCGGATGCTTCTAAATCCATTATGCTAGGTAGTGGTGCTTCTTTCTTTACAGCTACTTCAGTTTTTACTGAAGCAGGTTTTACTTGTGCGTTTGCCATGGTTACTCCTTCGTTGTTAGTTTTGTTTTATTCGCTGTATATATCCCGAACAAGTCTTCTGGTAATCCTTTGCCATCATTTATTTGCTCTTTAATGAAAGCCTTTAGAGTACCCGAATGTACTGTCGTAGATTGGAAAACATTATATCCTTTTGATTTTAATTGTGCAACTAGATTATTTGCTTCTAAATCTTGGTTCATACCAAAATCTAAAGATACATTGTTTTTTATTAGATCTCCAAAGTTATTCTCACGAAGCCAAGCGAATGCAGCTTCTTTTTTATCCTCAGAGATTTTACCATAGTAGTAGGGACTGACTTTTACTTCAGTTCCATCTTCTAGTTTTATCATAGATATACCTGCTGATTGCATTAAGCTAGGGATAGCATGTTCAGAAAGAAATTTTTCTTGCTCTTTAACCTTGTTTAGTTTTTCTTCAATCGTTTTTATTTCATTCTGAAGATCTATTAGCTCATTGCATTTTACAGCTATATCTTTTGCCATACTTGTATCAACCCTTACCTTGGTTGATTCTGCTTCTAAGTCCATAAAGACCTCCTATGAATATGCTTATATTTATTTATTTGACAATGTAAAGCGAAAAATGTAAAAATATTAATAATACTTTTTTAAGTATAGAAACACGAATGACGAAACAGTTTGAATATAAAACTAAGCCCTTTGAACATCAAAGAGAAGCTTTAAAGAAAGGTGCAAAAGAAAAGAATTTTGCATATTTTATGGAAATGGGTACTGGTAAAACTAAAGTAGCCATTGATAATGCTGCATACTTATTTACAGTAAGTGAAGTAAATACAGTAATAGTAATAGCACCAAATTCTGTTTATCGTAACTGGGATAAAGAAATAACAGCGCATTGTTCTGTAGAACATACAATATCTATACATAAAGAACATGATAAATTTGATTACCAACATGAGAAATTAAACTTCTTTTTAATTAACGTAGAAGCATTAAGTCATCCTAGCGGTGTTCAAGCATTAGAAAAAATCATTAAACCAACTAAAGATAAATTAATGATGATAATAGATGAATCTACAACTATTAAAAATAAAGGCGCTAAAAGAACTAAAAATTTAATTAAGCTTGGTTTAGATGCTAAATATAAAAGAATACTTACAGGCTCTCCTGTAACCAAATCTCCATTAGACCTATATAGTCAGTGTGCTTTCTTAGATAAAGCATTATTAGGATTTACTTCATTTCTTACTTTTAGAAATAGATATGCAGTAATGAGATTAATAGATATGGGAGGTAGAGCAATAGAGATACCCCAGTACTATACTAATCTAGACGAATTAGAAAATAAACTTAAAACATTTTCATTTAGAGTTAAGAAAGAAGATTGTTTAGATTTACCAGAAAAAATATATCAAAGAAGAAGTTTACATTTAGGTAAAGAACAACAAGAAGTTTATAATAGATTAAAGAAAGCTGCCTTTGTTATATTACAAGATTCAGAAGTTAGCTTTACTAATAAGTTAACGGAGATATTAAGACTACATCAAGTATGTAATGGCTTTGTTAAAATGGATAACCAAGAAATAACTGTATTTGAAAATTGTCCTAAACTAAAAGAACTAATAGAAATAGTAGAAGAAGCTGATGGTAAATTTATTATATGGGCTAATTATATATACAACATAGAATCCATTATTGATAAATTAAAAAAGACATACGGCTCTGATAGCACTGTAAGTATATACGGAGCAATAACTCCAGAACAAAGACAAGAGGCTGTTAGACGTTTTCAAGAAGATGATAAGTGTAGATTCTTTGTAGGTAACCCAAGTACTGGTGGTTATGGCTTAACTTTAACTAAAGCATCTTATGTAATTTACTTTAGTAATAGTTATAATTTAGAAGTTAGACAACAATCAGAAGATAGAGCGCATAGAATAGGACAAACTAAAAATGTTCTTTATATAGATTTAGTTGCTGAAAAAACTATTGATGAATTGATTATAGCTGCTTTAAAAAATAAGATTAAGATATCCGCAGAAACACTTGGTGAAGTTATTAACAAGTGGTTGTAAATTTAATTTGACTTTGATTTAAATATAGATACTAATCTATATTAATAATGTCTTGTTATTTGGGCCACATGTGGTGGCCCAAATTTAATTAGGAAACAAATTCCCATTCAGATTCGTTATAAGGTATCATTACTTGATATCTATTTTAACACCTTCAAAATCTTTAGGTTCATTAAAACCAAATTTAATTTTAAGTAGACCATCTTTCATTTCAGCTTCATCAACTATTACATCTTTAGC